ATGAACCCTTTCTAATGTGAGTTTCGTCGCTTTTCATTATAGGTCATATGGGACTTTTTTTCTACACTAAAAAAGGCTCCATAATCTCTACAGTGGATTTACCCACTACAGAAATTATAGAGCCATTTTTAGGATACCCCTTATGTTCTACTTGACGATAACAAGAAAAAGTCTAGCCTAGTAAGGACGTTGTTTGTTTTGCTAACTGCTCAAGGGCTTGTCGTCTATGCACGAAAACGGTTTTTACAGTCACACCTAAAAAGTCGGCTATATCATCTACAGTCATATCAATAACATATAAAAGCCTTAAAATAGTCCTCTGGTCAGGGGCTTTCAAATTATCATCTATCAAACTTACAACGCTATCACGTTCAGCCATAAGCGTATCAATACGCCTTGAAAGTTTCTCTTTTCGTTCTAATAAGCTGTTATACTTGTCTGCCATATCTTGCGTTTTGCTAGCCTTGACCTTTGTATCTGTTAGTGTTGACTGCTTAAAAATACCGCTATCAAGATACTGTATTTCAAGGTTGACTACCTTAATTTCTTTGTCTAGTTTCTTAATGCTTTTTAGTTTGTTGTCTAACTCTTTATAGTCCATGAAAGCCCCTCGCATTTCTTTTAAGTTGCTACCTCTATTATACTACTAAAAATTACTGAATAGTGGTATAATGTACTCATTGGCATAAGTCAAAATAAAATATAGAAAATGTTATGATATTAGTAGCGTTAACATATTTACAAGGGCTTGTGTGAGTAGGCTTTTTATACATTGAGTTACAAGAGGGAATTTTAGACTGTGGTTTATCCATGGTCTTTTTTTGTGCCTAAAAACTGAACTAATTATATTGTTAGTTACCTAACAAACAGCATGACAACAAAAACCAATGAAAGTGATGACACCCCTTAAAATTCTGAAAAATTGGTCTGCGATACAAGAAAACACCTTGTGGTGGCTCTCCTTGCCCCAAAATAGGGGGCGGGGGTCATTTTAAAACGTCTCGAATATAATTATATTCCCGAATATTAAAACGCCATACACGGGCTTTTAGGCAGGTTCTCGGACGTGCTGAATAATTTAAAAAGGGAAAATCACGCACAAAAGATGGTGGCGTTGTTATATCCGAACAACAATATACCCCGATAAAATTTTAAGGGGTATTTTTTGAACGATTATACACCCGTTATAAGTCTCTCTACGGCTGTTTCTTGCTGTTCGGTGTGATTGCCGATACACGCTCACTCTGTCGCTCTCTGCTTGCTCTGTGATGATTGATGACTGTTTCCTACTGTATCTTACTGTATCCAAACAAAAGAACCTTACTGATGAACAGTAAAGCTCTGTGTTTGTTGACGTTCTTAACTTGCTTACCAACATTATAACATAAACAAAAGGACAACACCTAAAGCATTGCCCTTGTTTCCTCCTAAACATAATTGACACTCCATTATTAAACCAATCCTGCTAGCACCATATCAACCATAAGCTTTTCAAGTTTATCTTTTGGTAACTCTGTTTCAAACTGGCTAACTAACTGATTAATTCTGTTCATGTCTGCTTGTTGCAACTCTCTGTTAACCATGCTCTTAAAGTGTTCTTCTAAGCTATCAGCAAACAACTGTAGTCTGTCATCTGTTGGGAACTTCTTATCATAGTGTAATGCTGTTCGTGCTACCATGTTCCACACTCTTAACCGTGTATCTGTATCTCTGTTTAGTAAGTACAGGTCTAGGGAACTATCCTCATTCATTACCTTATTGCCAATCTCTAATAGTTTTGTGTGGTCCGCTTTTTTTAAATCTTCCCACTCCATACCCATAAACTGATAACGTCTTGCCTCATAGCGTGTTAGTTCTTTACTGCAATAGTCAAAGTATTCTTGTTCAGTCATATTGTTTTACCTCTTTCATATTTTGATTGTTTGTAGTTTAGTTAGTTTGCCAGATAGCGCTAGCAATGCTTTCTAACAAAAGCCATAGAATTATTGCACAGCGTTGCGGATAGCTTACAGATTTCTAACGCTGTTTGCTCATCAAGTTTGTATCTTTCCTTGATTGTCAGAACCGTATCTGCCAACTCATCCACAAAAGCCATACTATTTCCGTGAATCATTTTCATATCTTGTTTATCCATTTTCTTAATTTACCTTTCTAATTTTTCTTGTTTTTTAATAAAAATGGGCTGGGGTAGTTTTGGGTTAGTTTTAAACCTAACCCATGAAAGCCTTGATATATAAGGGTTTGAGGGGTCGGGTTAGGGGTTAGTTTTTGTTTTCACTTTTCTTTCTATAAGAGAGTATATATATATTACTATTACTTGCTTAATATATAAAAACTAACCTACCTAACCTAATATTAATAAAGTCAATAATACCAAGGGTTTGAGAGGGTTAGGAATAGGGTTAGGAATTAAAAACAATACTAACCCAAATCCTTGGAAACGTTGATACCATGGGATTTTGTGCCCTGTAATTTCCTAACCTGCTATTTTTCAATCAGTCCAATGCCCCAAACACCTTTAATAAACCTATCACGGTGAAAGCCGTGAGGGTCTAGAACGTCATAAAATTCTTGCCTAACCGTGCCATTTTTAGCCTTGTATTCATTACCTGTATTCCTTTCTAGCTCTATCATAACCGCCTTGCTGAATTGTCCTAGCTTTGGTTTATCTATGCCCATGTCCTCGGCAAATTCTTTTAGTTTGTTCCGTGCGATAAACATTGGTACGTGGTTGACCTCATGCCATTTATTGGGGATATAAAAATTCTCTACCCAAACCTTAATATAGTCGTTGCTATTCTTGTATTCTGTTAACATTTCCTGTACTGCTTTAGGCTCTATGAATTTATCAAAATCAGCCATATTTAAAATCTGGAATAGTACCCATTCTAATAATGTTTTGTCTCTGATAAATTCGTCCTTGATTTCAGGGCGTTCTGTCTCACCGTTAAAATCAGCATTGAAAGGAATGATACACAAGCGCCTATACCAGCCTGTTGTCTTATTTCTAGCGCTTGGTAGGTCGTTACCTGAAAAGATACACAAGAGCTTAAAGCGTGCTTCTATTGGTTGCTTGCCTTTCTTATTGACCTGTACAGGGTCACCACTGACAATACTCATGAGGTCGGACACTTCATCAAGATACTTATTTGATATGTCATCACCAATATTACATACTTTCCCCTCAAGCGCTCCTAAATAGAATTCTTTTCCGAATTGGTCTGGCTTTAGATTGCTTATGTTCTCCCTGCCTATCAGATTTTCTAACAAGGCTTGAAAAGTTCCCTTACCGTTGTTACCGTCACCAACAAGCAACACCATTTTTTTACGTGTTCGGTTCGGATTGATAGCCTCATTCATAACCTGCCATAAGAGTGTTACAAGCTCTTTATCATTACAAGCCAACGTGTCAAGCCATTTATCAAAATCAAACCAACCGCCTAAAATTGGCTTCTTGGCAAATGGATTGTAGGAAGTCTTAATTTTACTTGTAATAATGAATTTAGGACTAAACTTCTCTAATTGCTTTGTCTTGATATTATATACACCGTTAGCAACTGGAATATAGCGATAGTCGCTTAATGGTGGCTGTATTTTGGTTTCTGTACGGATATAAGCTATTAATTCATTGAAAAATCTATGAGAAGTCAGGCGGTTGTCATACTTTAACAATAGCTTTCTAAATATATCATCACTTGATATATAGTAACCTAGGTCTAAATGGTACATATACAACTTGCTAACGTCACTAATTGCGCCCTCTCCAATAAAAGTAAAATGACAATGCTTTTTCAGTACTTTAGCAACTGTAGATACATTAGGCTGTGGTGTTACTGTTCTTTGGTCTTTCTGTCCCTCTTTGACAATATAGGCGTTTTCTTTCCGCCACACGCTACCTAGCTGATATAATAAATTATATAGCTCTGCCATGGTCTTGGGTGGCTCTGTCTCTTCTTGCTCCTCTGTGATTGGTGCTGGCATAGACGTTTTTACGTCTGGCACTTTTTCGTTAAGCTGTTTCATAAATTCGCTCATTCAGTCCCTCCTTAAAAATCGTATTGATTGTGTTTAGAAAGCAGGTATTAAGGTTATTGCTCTTGGTTAAGCTAGTGTACAACTGTGTGATTTGCTCGTATGAATAGCCGTTTAGGTAGAATAACTTAACAAAGGCTATGATTTCTTCCCTGCTCGCTATGCCGTACGCTATCCAATCAAACACAAGCCCTTGAATAGGCAATGGGCTTCCTGCTCTCTGCCTATTTAAGTATTCATGTTCTAACTCGTCTAACACGTCCGCTAGCTTGTCTTGTACGCTTGCTATCTGATAATCTCTAGCAACCTGCCAACCGTCCCCTAAATAGCTTTCTAGGTCGTCTGTATCTTGAACAGTCACCGTGATACCCTTATAGCTAAAAGGTATTAGGGCTATGTCTGGTGGTTGATAGTAGGTCATCATGATATGATTGTCTTTTGCTATGGTTCGTGTGGGATTGTCCTTTAGAAAGCCAAACAAAGGCAAAACCTGCTTATTAATTTGTAAATTGATTAATTGATACATTATTCATCTACCCCCAAGAATGCTAGTAAGTCGGTGATTTTGTAGTAAACAGTCTTAGTATCAGCAATAGGAGGCGTGTAACGTTTCAAACCTCTAGCTTCCCAACGTCTGATAGTCGGGTAAGTGATTTCTAGTCGTTCTGTTGCCTCACGTTGTGAGATAATGCCTAACGGGTTCTCCAAACCCTCGTATCGTTCTAAATAAGTGCCTACCTTACCGAGAATACCACTAACTAATGCTTGCTCTGTTTCGTTGCTTAATAAATTGATTTCCATAACCTCATACCTCCAATTTCAAAATTTGATTTTTAACCCATGCTACCCTATCTTCTCGCTGTTCCAAGTGTTTAAATTCTTCCGATTCAGCAAACGTTACACGCTCAATGATAAGGTCAGCTATTTTTTTTAATTCTTTATCTGTCATGGTCTGTCTCCTTAGTTATAATAATGTCCTTGTGATTGAATATAAGCCCCGTAACGCTCTCTCACATGGTCTGTGTGTGTTTCTTTTATTTCTTGCTTAACGTCCTCTGTGGGCTTGATTTTGGCTATTTCAATACCAATTAGAATAAGAATAGCCATGATAAGCAACTGCGCCCAAATGGGTAAATTAATTTCTTGATAAATCATGATTTAAGCCCCTCTAATTCTTTCTCGTTATCGCATTCTAACAATGCAAAGGAAACGTCATTTAATAGCTTGTTGATTTGTTGGTTTTGCTCGTAAGTAGTTGATAGGAACTTCTTAGCTAAAAAGTCAAATCTCACTTTGTCGTTACTTTGGGCAAATTCCAATCCATCAATAGCGTTGTTAGTCATTTCTAATCTATTCATGATTTCTATTAAAGTGTCCCCAAAATCTTTTAATTGCTCTGCTGTTAAATAGATTTTTGTTTCTTGTTTCATGTTATTACCCCTTTCCTGCAATATAGCCCAATACCCAAGCATACAATAGTGCCAATATTAAAAGTAAATATGCCATTTCCTGCCTCCTCTCAATATCCAAAAATACCGTTAAAGAAATCTGTTAAGCTCTCTTTAGTAAATTCAAGGTCATAATAATCAAGATAGGTATCAAAATGATAAAATGTTGCCATTGCTATTTCTCCTTAAACCTTGATATAATGCTGTTTCTATGCTATAATGAATATATAAAAAGTATTGCTAAAACCCTTATAGCCTGCCTGCTGTAGTGTTTTAGTTTTATGTTATGTTAATTAATTTCGTTCGGGTTTGAGTTCGTTCCTCAAGCCTTTTTTTGTTGCGTTTTATTTAGCTTGTCTTGCTGTAGATAGTATCAGCAACACTAATATTTAAACCGTAGCGTTCTTTAATAAGCATTAGTTCAACTGTTTCATCTAACGCTTGCTCTCTATCTCTTAGCATTGATTCAGTCATTTCTGATTTTTTTACCATTTTCGGATAACCATATTTATTTGAGATAGCTTTGTTAGCAATAGTGTTGGCTTTTATCATATCTTTAGGCTTTGCCTCCTGCAAACCGTTAGAAAGTAAAGTCATGGCATTCTTTTGGTGTTGCTTATCTAGCATTCTAAAAGCTTGAAAGCCCTCTAAGCCAGATTGTTGGCGTAACTGTTTGATAATTTCAAACACCCATACTTTGAAAGCTTTTGCCTCGGGTTTACGACTAGAAAAGATAGTCTCATAAATACCAAACTCATTTACGATAAGCATTTCTTGCTGACGTCCTAAGTTGTCCTTTATGCCCACCCTTGAAAGGTGGTCATCTTCTAAACGCATTTTAACTTTGTCAGTTCGTAAGTTTAAAGCTCTTGCAATGTCAGCCAATACCGCCCACCATTCGCTGTTATGTTCTACAAATCGGATACTGTGTCCGTTCCATTGTTCTAATTTTTCCATGTAATTCCTCCTTTATTGTAATTTTGAATATTAGGGATTTTTTACGCTTTTTATTTAATCAGAAAATAAGCGTAAATTTTCCGCACTTTTTATAAATCCTCAATAAGCCAATTTACGACACTTTCATAAATACGTTTTGGAGCGTTATAGTTGCCTTTTTCAATTTTTGTCAATGTTTGCCTAGCTATCCCAAGCTCAATACATAACGCTGTTTTTGTCAGCGCCATTTTTCCGCGTTTTACTCGGACTTTTTCAGCCATACTTTTTGAAACAATCATTTTTTACCTCTCTTTCTTTATTCTCTTTTTGAGAACAAAAATATTCTATCATTCTTTTTTTGAGAATACAAGTTTTTTTTATTCTTTTTTTGAGAATTTTTCTTTTGATTACTTCGCAGTTATGTTATACTTACCTAAAAAGCTGAGAGGAAATAGTATGTCTAAACAATTAAGACGTTTGAAAGAACTGAGACAAGAAAAAGGGATATCCCTAAGTAAACTTAGTAAAATATTGAAAGAGAAATATGATGTTTCAGTCTCAACAAGTCAATTAATGTATTATGAAAAAGGGGAAAGAGAACCACGAAACAAGCAAGTATGGGAAAATTTAGCTGATTATTTCGGTGTTAGCGTTGGATATTTGTTGGGGTATGATGATAATTTAACTATTGGTGACACCATAGAAATTCTAGAAGCCGTTTATGCTGGGGATATTCCATCTAATGATGAAATGGTTGAAAAAACAATTACTCATCAAAAAAAAACAGATAAGGAAATACAAGAAATACTTGAAAAAATAGATTCTTTTCAGCTTAAAATGAAAAGAGATAAGTTTAAAAGAGATAAAGCAATAGCCCAACAAGCCTATGAAAAATATAAAGACTTTGACTTGGTATCTAATATTAAGGTGCTTACTGTGCTTTTAGAAAATTGTGATAACATTTATACAGATATAATCCGTTATGTTTCGCCTAGACTTGTTCAAAATGAACTTACAGAAACAGAACTTAAGTCATTGAATACTTTTATCAGTCTTTTAGAAGAACACGGCAAAGAATTTAAAGATACTGCCGATTCATTTAGTAAACGACTTAACGCCGACCTAAAAACCACCCAAAACGATAACGATTAGGGCGGATAACATTCATTTACTACCATGTTATCTTGAATGGTGCTAAAATCCCGCTCAAATTTGAGCAGGTTCGAGCGGAACTTTACCCCATGTCTTTTTGAATAGTGCTAAAACAAGTGTAGTTTCAGCTACGGTTGTAAATAACATTCGCTACCATACCTTTTTGAATGGTTCTAAAACAGATAAGCTGATGCACCAAATTAGTGCATCTATTTACTACCATACTGTTTTGAATGGTGCTAAAACAACGTCCATTTTTGGACACAACTCAAACATTCGCTACCATACTATTTTGAATGGTGCTAAAACCTCAAAAAACCTCAAACTCTAAAACCTTTATAGCCTGCCTGCTGTAGTTAAAGAGGAGAGGTTACAAATGGCAAATATTAAGAAAATCACAAATAAAAACGGTACTACGGTGTACCGTGAACAAATCTATCTAGGTACTGATTGCATGACTGGGAAACAAGTTTATACAACTATTTCAGCACCTACTAAAAAAGAACTCAAACAAAAGCGTGAGTTCAAAATAAACGAATTTAAAGATAATGGATACACTCGCACTAAGAGTGTAACGGTTAAAAATTACCGTGAATTAAGTCAACTATGGTTAGAAAACCACAAGTTAGAAGTAAAGCCACAAAGTTATACGCAAACAGTAAGCGAGTTAAATAACTATATACTCCCCGTGTTCGGCGATATGAAAGTAGAAAAGATTACTTTGCCAATGGTTCAAAACTTTGTCAACAAATTGGCTAGTAGTGAAAGTCTTGGTCGTGGTTCTTTTAGGGTTGTTCTATCTATAAACAAGCGTATTTTAAAATACGCTGTTAACTTACAATTGATTAGTGTAAACCCTGCCGATAATGTTATCGTCCCAAAGGTTAAGAAAAAAGAAAGTAAAAAGCAAGCAAAACACTTTGAGGATAACCAATTAAAACAATTTAAGGACTACTTAGAAAGCCTCCCTAACACGTTCAAAAATTGCTATCACAAAACATTATACCTGACCTTGCTTGCTACTGGGCTACGTATTGGGGAAGCGGTAGCACTTGAATGGTCTGATATTGACTTAGACAATGGCTGTATTAGTGTTAGTAAAACACTTGTCTTTAGTCGCATGGAAACAAATACCCCTAAGTCTAAGTCTGGGAATAGAATAATTTCAATTGATAAGAATACAACTTTAATGTTGCGCTTATATAAAGCACGTCAACACCAATGTTTTATCGAACATGGCTACGGTGCTAAAATGGCAGAACATGTATTTTCAAATGGTTTTAATGCTTACCCTAGCCGTACGAACTTGCAACATGTCTTAAATCAGCACCTAGAAAAAGCGGGGCTACCTCGCTTTACTTTCCACGCTTTCAGACATACACACGCTAGTTTATTGCTAAACGCTGGTATCAGCTATAAAGAATTACAACACCGCTTAGGACATGCAACTTTAGCCATGACCATGGACACTTATAGCCACTTATCAAAAGAGAAAGAAAAAGAGGCGGTAAGTTTCTTTGAAAAAGCTATGGCGAATCTATAGAATACATTAAATTACATAACATAAAAAAACGCTCTATGCTTTAAACCTTGATATATCAGTATCATTTTTGTTATCTTCTAAAATTATTTGATATAATAGATGTAATATTTTAAAAAAGGATTATTGAATGACTATTATTGAGAAGGCACCAGCTAAGATTAATTTGGGGCTAGATATTATTGGAAAACGACCGGATGGTTATCATGATTTATCTATGATTATGGTTAGTGTTGATTTGAATGACTATATTACGGTTTCTGAAATTGATGGAAGTGAGATTGTGGTTGAGTCTAATAATCATAAAATGCCCTTGAATGATAAAAATGACGTTTTTAAGGCTGCTAAATTGATTCGTGAGATTTGTCAGATTGATTCAGGGGTTAAGATTGAGTTGAAAAAATCAATTCCTATTTGTGCTGGCCTGGGTGGTGGTTCAACAGATGCTGCTGCTACAATTCGAGCTTTGGATAAATTATGGCAGCTTAATCTTTCTAAGGATGAAATGATTGATGTTGGATTTCAAATTGGGAGTGATGTTCCGTACTGTCTGGAGGCAGGTTGTGCGTGTATTTCTGGTAAGGGAGAGATTGTAGAATGTCTTGATTATCAATTATCAGCTTGGGTTGTTTTGGTGAAACCTGAGTTTGGTGTTTCAACACGTACGGTTTTTCCTGAAATTGATTGTAAGACGATTTCACATGTAGATATCGCTTCGTTACGAGAGGCGGTGCTTGCTAAGGATTACGAAAAAATGATTGCATATATGGGAAATTCTTTGGAGGATATTACCATTAAGCGCAAGCCGTTTATTCAAAAAATCAAGGATCGGATGATGAATTGTGGAGCAGATGTTGCTTTGATGACGGGAAGTGGTCCGACCGTTTATGCTTTGTGTCGTTCGGAAAAAAAAGCCGATCGTCTGGTCAATAGTATGCGTGGCTTTTGTAAGGAAGTTTACAAGGTTCGTATTTTATAGAGGAAAGAGTCAAGTCATTGATTCTTTTTTTAGTTTTTGATATAATTAACTGGTTAATGAAATGAGGTGTGAAATATGCAGCTAGAGAAGCAAGTAGATAAGTTAGTAAATCAAATTTTGTTGAAAGCAGAAAATCAGCATGAATTGTTGTTTGGTGATTGTCAGAGTGGTGTTGCCATAACAAATACTCAAGAGCATATCTTAATGCTTCTGTCACAAGAACGTTTGACAAATTCTGATTTGGCAAAACGTTTGAATATTAGTCAGGCAGCGGTAACGAAGGCAATTAAGTATTTGGTGAGTCAAGGAATGTTAGCGTCTGTGAAAAATAAAGAGGACGCACGAGTGACCTATTTTGAATTGACAGACATTGCTAAGCCAGTTGCCAAAGAGCATACTCATCATCATGATGCAACATTGGCTGTTTACAAAAACTTATGTCACCAGTTTTCTGAGGATGAACAAGATGTTATTGCACGATTTTTGAAGGTCTTTTCAGATGAGTTAGAAGGGCGAGAATGAGATATATTACTGTAGAAGATTTGTCTTTTCAATATGATAGTGAGCCAGTTTTAGAAGGAATTAACTATCATCTTGATAGTGGAGAATTTGTCACTTTAACAGGTGAAAATGGTGCTGCCAAATCTACGTTGGTAAAGGCGACATTAGGTATTTTGACACCAAAAAGTGGTCAAGTAACCATTTCAAAAACGAATAAAGAGGGTGAGAAGCTTCGCATTGCTTATTTACCACAGCAAATTGCGAGTTTTAACGCAGGTTTTCCATCAACGGTTTATGAATTTGTGAAATCAGGGCGTTATCCAAGGAATGGTTGGTTTCGTCGTCTGACCAAGCATGATGATGAGCATGTCAAAATTAGCTTAGAATCTGTTGGCATGTGGGAAAATCGTCATAAGAGAATTGGTAGCTTGTCAGGTGGGCAAAAACAGCGTGTTGTTATTGCTAGAATTTTTGCATCTGATCCTGATATTTTTATTTTGGATGAACCAACTACTGGTATGGATGCTGGAACGACAGAAACTTTTTATGAGTTGATGCATCATAGTGCGCATAAACATGGAAAATCTGTTTTGATGATTACTCATGATCCAGATGAGGTAAAACATTATGCTGACCGTAACATTCATTTGGTACGTAATCAAAAGACGCCATGGCGTTGTTTTAATGTGCATGGTACTGATGTGAAAGGGGCTGTTGATGTTGATTGAAATATTTTCTTATGATTTTATGCAACGTGCTATTATGGCAGTAATTGCTATTAGTATTTTTGCCCCGATTTTAGGAGTTTTCCTTATCTTACGCCATCAAAGTTTAATGAGTGATACGCTTAGCCACGTTTCTTTGGCCGGTGTTGCTTTAGGTATTTTGCTTGGGACTTCAACAACTTGGTCAACGATTCTTGTTGTCACGATTGCTGCGGTTATTTTGGAGTACTTGCAGACGGTTTATAAGCATTATGTTGAAATTTCAACAGCTATTTTAATGTCGCTTGGTTTGGCGATTTCGTTGATTGTGATGAGTAAGTCTGAAAATGGTAGTAGTGTTAATTTGGATCAATATTTGTTTGGTTCGATTATTACGATAAATATAGGGCAGGTAATTGCGCTATTTACCATTGCAGTTGTTGTTGTGTTTCTAACGATTTTATTTATTAGACCAATGTATATTTTGACATTTGATGAGGAGACAGCTTTTGTTGATGGTCTGCCTGTTCGTTTAATGTCTGTTCTCTTTAATATTGTGACAGGGATTGCGATTGCTTTGACAATTCCTGCGGCTGGAGCTCTTTTGGTTTCAACGATTATGGTTTTGCCAGCAAGTATTGCTATGCGCTTGGGAAAGAATTTTAAATCGGTCATTCTTATTGGTGTAATCGTTGGTTTTATCGGTATGGTAGCTGGTATTATCACCTCTTACTACTGGGAAACACCTGCGAGTGCTACCATTACAATTATTTTTGTGGGAATTTTCCTTTTGGTGAATTTATTTAATATGATTTTTCATCGTAATAGCTAAAAAAGAGGGGAGCCCTCTTTTTTTGTTGTAATAAAAAACAGGCTCTATAATTTCTGTAGTGGGTAAATCCACTGTAGAGATTATGGAGCCTTTTTTAGTGTAGAAAAAAAGTCCCATATGACCTATAATGAAAAGTGCTCAAACTATCATTTTAGAAAGACTCATATGG